GCTCGACCAAACCAGCGGTATGTGCTGGGCAAGCCTAGTCAAGCACAAAAGATTGACGGGGCTGTCACGAGCATCATTTGCAACGAAGCTCATGGAGATGCCACAGCAGCTGAGCTGTGGGTCACGAAACCAATCGAGTACGTATTGATCAAATAGGAGAGTGCCTTATGGCAACTAACGCCGATGAGGCACTTAAGACCATTGATCGTCTCTACCGTCAGCTCATAGCTCGGCAGAGCCTAGTCACACTGACGGACAACTATTACACCGGTAAACAACGCCTACGATTTGCTAGCGATGAATGGGCAGAAGTCCACCGTAGCCGGTACACCGATTTTGCGGACAACTGGTGTGCGCCGGTTGTCAACTCCCTAGCAGAACGTCTCGACGTCACCGGTTTTCGACTTGGCGACACTACGGGCAAGCCAAGCGATGATGAAAAGCTTCTGTGGTCTGATTGGGTGCGGAATGACATGGAAATGCAGTCCAGTATGGGACTAGTTCATACCATGACGTCATCCCGTTCTCATGTGCTCGTGTGGGCCGACCCTAAGTCACAGGAGCCAATTTCCACATGGGAGCGTTCAGACGAAGTAATCGTGGACTATGACCCCGAGTTTCTTCGGAAACGTCGGGCCGCGCTCAAGACCTGGTTTGATGACTCTACGGAGTACGCCAATCTGTATCTGCCCGAAGTGGTCTATAAGTTCAAACGTGAACGCGGGCTGTATGAGAACCTACTAGACAAGCGCCCCCACAAGGGGGCTGGTTCGGAGTTCTTCGAGGAATCGGGATCGATTCGTAAAGGCTCTGAGGGATCATGGCAGTTCGTCACCGAGATTCCAAACCCTCTAGGGGTTGTCCCCATAGTGGAGCTGGACAACCGGCCGCTGCTCGGTGCGGCACCACTGAGCGATATTGAAGGCACTATTGCTATGCAGGATGCCGTCAACCTGTTGTGGGCATACTTGTTCAGCGCCGCTGATTTCGCCTCTATGCCCGCTCGTGTAGTCATGGGGCAAGAGGCCCCTAAGATCCCTCGATTGGGCGCCAACGGCAAGGTGGTCGGGTACGAACCCTTGCCGTTGGAACAGTTCGAGAAACAGCGTATTGCGTGGCTGTCCGGCGAGAATGCCAAGATTGGTCAATGGTCCGCTGCGGAGCTCGATCCGTTCCTGAATGTCATTCAGACGGCTATCGCTCATATCGCGGCGCAGACGCGTACACCCCCGCATTACCTGATTCTGGGTAAAGGGATGGTCAACGTCAACGCGGATGGCATGAAAGCCGCTGAAACGGGTCTAGTCAAGCGTGCTGAGGAATTCCAACGCTTCACGAGTCCGGCTATCTCTGAAGTTTTCGCACTGTATGCCTTGGTACGCAACAATAAAGAGCTCGCTAAGTCTTGCCGCGTGGGTAAACCGCTGTGGAAAGACGCAGAAAACCGAAGCGAAGCCCAGCTAGTAGACGCTCTACTCAAACTCCACCAAATCGGTTTCCCGTTTGAGTGGATCGCGGAACGCTACGGCGTGACGCAAACCGAAATGGTTCGGTTGCTTGAGATGAGAGAGAACGATCTAGCGATTGATCCGACTATGCGTGCTGTCCACGATGCACTAAACGGGGTGGCCACTGATGACGGCACATCAGATAGCCCTGAATAGGCAGAAAGCCCTCAAGCGACTGAGTAAGTCAACCACTACAGACGCGGCGCGTCTGTGGGCTAACGTCGACGGCTCTATTGTCATGAGTTCGTGGGCTCGACTCCTTCCGAGACTGTATGCACTGTTGAGTAGTGCTCAGTACCTCGGAGCGTCCACAGCAGATAGCTATGTGGACTCAGCCCTACGTGCTCAAGGGATCGTGTCGGACCCATACGGTCCGCTAGATCCTCAGTCGTTCGTAGGGTATGCCTCTGACGGCAGGCCCTTGGAATCCATGTTGATGGTGCCAGCGGTAACGACGGTTGCCGGTATCCGACAGGGAATGCTACTGAAAGACGCCATGGCCTACGGCGCAATGCAGCTAGGCATGATGGTCCGCACTCAGATAGCAGATGCATGGAGAGTGCCTGTCGGCACGGCGACGGTAGGTCGACGTGGAGTCACTACCTATGTTCGGATGCTGACCCCTCCATCATGTTCGCGGTGTGCGGTGCTAGCCGGGGCTTACTCGGCACGTACAGCATTCCAGCGCCACCCACGGTGTGACTGTGTAGCGGTTCCATCCTCTGAGGACACCCGAGAGGACTTCCGTACAGACCCTCTCGACTATTTCAATTCCCTAGACCGTCACGAGCAAGACAAGATATTCACCCATGCCGGGGCCCAGGCCATCCGTGACGGGGCGAATATCGCTCGGGTAGTCAACGCTCGCCGAAAAGCATTCGGCCTATCCCCCGCGCAAGGCAGGGGATCACTACAGGCCCAAAAGAACTTTGGCAGCTATGACTACCTCACCAGTGAACTACAGGGAACCCTGAGAGGTTCCCGAGGTCAAGTTATTACCCGGCTTATGCCGGAATCTATCTATGCCGATACGCGGAGTATTGAAGAAACTATTCGAATGCTCAAGCTCCACGGCTACATCATTTAGCGACGCGCAAGGCGTCGATTATCCATCCTCGCAAGGAGGGTTTTGTTATGTCTGAAAACGAACAGGAAAACGCCGGTACTGATCAGACCGACGTTTCTGAATCAACCGACAGTGGCGAGCTTGGCGATAAGGGCAAGAAGGCCATTGATGAGATGAAAGCTAAGTGGAAGGAACAGCGTGACGCGCGCAAGGCTCTTGACGCTGAAGTCTCCCAGCTTAAAACTCAATTGGCTGAGCTGTCTAAGGCAAAGTCGGAATCATCTGATAAGGATGAAAAGGCCGACCTCGAAGCAGTCCGTAAGGAAATCCGAGACGAACTGTCGACCGTTCATCTTCGTGAACGCGCACTCGACAAGCTAGAAGCCAAGGCGGCAAAGAGTTTCGCCGACCCCGAAGATGCTCGGGCTCTGCTTACTAGCCAGGTTGATTCATTCATTGACAACGGGAAGTTGGACACAGAGGCCATTGATGAGGCCCTTAGTGACCTGCTGACTCGTAAGCCCCACCTTGCGGCGGACACTCGCCGATTCAAAGAAGGGGTGAACGGCGGACCCCGCAATGGGCAGAAGCCAAACCAGTTGACTCAAGCAGATTTGCGAAATATGTCGGCTGACGAAATTCTGAAAGCTAAGGCCGATGGCCGACTTTCCGCCCTGATGGGCGGGAAGAAATCTTAACCATTGAGGTAAATTATGTCCGTTGATACGTTCATTCCTGAAATCTGGAATGCACAGCTTCTTGTTGATCTGCGTAACCGTCATGTTTTTGGTCAGTCCGGTATCACCAATAAAGATTATGAAGGTGATATCTCCGACTACGGTGACACGGTTCGGATTAACCACCTGGGTGACCCGACCATTGGCGACTATGTCAAGAACACCACCAACATTGCACCTGAAACCCTCGAAACCGAGGATCAGTTGATGGTTATCGACCAATCGAAGTATTTTGCTTTCCAGGTTGACGACATTGACCAGCGTCAGGCGCGTGATGGTGGGCAGCTGCTGACTAAGGGCGCGAGCAATGCTGCGTACCAGCTGGCTCAGACTGCTGATGTCCACTTGGCTACTCGTATGGCTGCGGGTGCTGGAACCGTTATGACTCCTCGCACCCTGACTTCTCCCGATGATGCCTACCGGCTCATGCGGGAATTCTGGGTTACCCACGAGACCAACAACGTTCCGAGTGAATCTCGGTTTGTCATTGTGAGCCCCGATGTGTATTCGCTGCTGATGGCTGACAAGCGTTTCACCGATGCTAGTCAGTACGGCGACAGCCGGATGATTCGCAACGGTGAAGTTGGCTCGGTTATCGGTTTCCGCGTGCTGAACACTAACAACCTCCCCAGTGGAGCGGGTACCGGTTCGTTTGTCATCTCGGGTCACCCGATGGGTATGACGTGGGCTGAGCAGATCGCTAAAACCGAAGCGTACAAGCAAGAGGCGCGCTTTAACGATGCCGTTAAGGGCTTGCACCTGTACGGATCGAAGGTCGTTCGTCCCGAGGTTTTGATTGCTTGTGACATCACCGTGGATGAAGTCGTTACCCCTTCTCCCTGATGGTTAGCCCGTCAAGTGTGACCCTAGATCATCCCTAGGTCACCGGGTTAGCCCTGCCAATGGGGAGGGGGCTCTACCCCTCCCCTCCATCCAATAAGGAGAAACATAGTGCTGTTCAAGATTGTGAATAAACGTAAGCAAACCCTCTTCATGACTGTGAATGCAGATACACCCCGAGGCGAATCGACCATTAAGGACCTGCATAACCAGGTCCGCCGGGACGAACTGGTAAGCGTCACTGAGGTTAAGCACGAAAAGGGCAAGCCGGGGCCTAAAAGCGGGAAGGGCTAACAATGGACGCCCTGATTACTCGTGAGGAGCTGGAAACCTATCTCAACACTGAGATACCACCAGCTACGGCGGATCTACTGATTGAGCTTGCCACGGGCGTAGTGCAGGGCGTTACCGGTCAACGGATCGTGGCGGCAACCTCTACTGAGGTTGTCGACGCTACCTATCCCGCGCGAACTCTCGAATTGACGCAATACCCGATCCGAGAAGTATCAAATGTGGTTCTAGAGGGTCAGACCATTGAGGATTACAAGCTAGTCAGGCAACGCCTGTGGCGTAAAGCCGGGTGGGCTGCGCAGCTTAGTGAGCCGTCCCGTATTGAGGTTACCTACCTCCACGGATATGACCCCGATGACAGGCATCTAGCTACGGCTAGGAAGGTCGTTCTCACCCTATGTGCCGCCGGTGTCGGAAACCCGGAACAGGTCCGTTCGGAATCGATTGATGACTACCGAGTGACCTATTCAGAGGCGCTATCCCGTATGGACGTTCCGGAACTCGTCAGAGACGAGCTTATCCGCGTATATGGGAGAACTGCCTATGTCACGTAGTGCCCTACTTGCGCGAGCTAGGTTGGCCGCTGAACGCGGCATGTCGGATACATGTCTCATCAGACGACCTAATGGCCGGATCGAGAATCCAGACACCGGGGAAAGCGAAAATCAGTACATCACTCTATATGAATCCTCTAAGTGTCGATTGCAGACCAAGGGGTATTGGGGCGAGGTCCGAGATATCGGACAAGCCGGGTTGGTGTATTGGACCATCGAAGTGCAATTGCCTATTTCGGTTACCGATCTATTGGTTCATGACGAGGTGGTCATGTTGACCTCAATCCATGATCCTGACCACCTCGGGGCGGTTCTCAAGATTCGCGATATGAACCACAAAACCGACGCGTCAGCACGTCGGGTGCTGTGTACGGAGGTCACGGGATGACCGATATAGAGGCGGATCTGTCCGAGCTGGGTGAGCTTGTCGCGGACGTAGGCAAGATTCCCGGAAAGCTATTCGAGGACGTTCGCAAAGCCGGTGAAAAGGGCGCAGTCAACATAAAGAATGATTGGCGTAAGTCATGGGGCGGATCTAGATATGCCCCGGCATTGGCTCAATCTGTAACGTATACCCGGTCTTTCGGCCCGGGGGCAATTGAATATGAGATCGGACCCGATAAAAACAAGCGCCAGGGCGCGCTAGGAAACATCTACGAGTTCGGGACGAAAAATAACCCTCCTCAGCCGGGCGGCATACCCGCCGCTGAGAAGGAAGAACCTCGGTTGTATTCGGCACTTGAAAAAGTGCTGGGGGGTGCGTTCGATTGATTAACCCAACCGTTAATGCAGTGCTCGATATGTTGCGGGCTAATCCGAACCTCACCGTGTTTGACAGTGAGGCCCCGGATAACCCGCCATCAGCCTACGCCGTGGTTTATTCAATAGGTAATGGCAGCCGGGCAGACCGGCTGTCTGTGGATTTCACGGACTCGGTTATCCGTTTCTATGTCCACTCTGTAGCGCGCAGTCCTAACGGCGCGCGCATCGTAGCCGATAACGTCAGATCGGCCATTCTGGGGAAGACACCCGTTGTTACGGGTAGATCATTTCACCCCATCTATGAAGAGTTTTCCAACATTCCGCCGCTGAGAGACGAGACCACAGGCTACCTAGTGGTTGATATGACAAACGTCTATGTCCTCAGTAGCCACGCTAACTAAGGACAAACCCCATGGCAGATATTCTGTGCGATGGTAATACGAAAGTCCAGTGGGTCCCCGCTATCGAGGACATCACCGCTCCGACTTTGGATGAGATTACCGCTACTGATTCCATCTCTCTTGAAGACCTGATTACGGCTGATGGTTTGGTGGGCTTTGAAGCCGACACGGCGGAGGTTCCAACCGACCGGCTTAGCTCCACTTTTGACACTAAGATGCCGGGACGCGCTAGCTTCAGTGGCACCCTGTTTCGATTGATCAAACAGGACGGTACTGATACCACTTACGACACTTTGGTACGCAACACCAGTGGCTTTATCGTGGTCCGTCGCGACACGTCGCGCACGATTGCGTTTGCCGATGTCGACAAGGTAGAGGTGTACCCGGTCACCTGTGGTGAGACTCGACTGTTGCAGCCTGAGGCTAACTCGCTCCGGCGTTACGAGGTTCCGGTGATGATTTCGCCTGAGCCGTCTTTGCGTTCCGTGGTTGGGGCTACCCCTTCTCCCTAACGGTTAGCCCCGTCAGCGTGACTCTTGACCACCCATAAGTCACAAGGCTAACCACTACCTATTAGGA